GTGGCTCAACTCAAACAGTGGCTAAAGGAAGACTGGGTAAGGATAGGTACAGACGGATCTATCAAGGGCAAGTGTGGCACTTCTGCTAACAAGAAGATGCCAGACAGATGCCTTCCTAGACGCAAAGCCATAAGCTTGACTAAGGCTGAACGAGCTGCCACCGCAACGAAGAAGAAGAAAGCAGGAGCCAAGGGCAAAACAGTTGTAGCTAACACATCCAAAGCAAAGGTTAAAAGTGGCAATAGATAAGAATAAAATGAAGTGTAACTCACCCCGCAGAGAAGTATCTGGGGGGAAGAAGTTTGTTGTGAAAGCTTGTCAGGGTGGTAAGGAGAAAATTGTACGCTTTGGTGATGCAAACATGAGCATTAAAAAAAGCAACCCAGCAAGGAAAAAAAGTTACTGTGCTAGGTCAGGTGGAATTAAGGGTAAGAGTAATAAACTGTCTGCAAACTACTGGAGCAGAAGAGCTTGGAATTGTTAAATGTCAAGATACGATAGTTACGGAAATTTAGATGATCGAATCGGAGAAGATTTAGATCAAGGGTTTGTTGGGTTTAACAACAGGTTAAGACCAGATCAACTGCGTCCTGGCAACTTGGCTGAATCTAATAATGGCCGAATGGATCTTAATGGTGAGTGGCAACCAAGAAAAGGGATTGAAGTATTTTCATCTCCTTTTTCTCCAGGTGTTTTTGCTTTACCATTTAATCTGTACGACACAAGTATTCCTGCCGTTAGTTCGTACACTAGGGCTGGTGAAGTTATTACAGTTAATTTTGGTTCAGCTCATGGTATTGCTAATAGCACAGGGGTAAATGTAAGTGGATTAACTCCTGGTGGAACAGAAAATCCTAACGGTAATTTTATTGTTACAGTTGCGGGTGCATCTCCTAATTCTTTTACCTATACTGTAACTGGATTATCGGATAACTTCACTGGAACGATGGTGGTTTCAGGAATGAAACTAGATGCTACTGCTGGAAACTTTATTGAAGCTTCTTGTGAGTTCTCAGATCCCAATAACAGTTCTGAGTCTTACGTAGCCTGTGTAGGAACTAATAGTACTGTGCTTGTTAAGACTGCTGACTCAGGGAATACTACAGTAACTCTTACTTACCCTACTGGACAAACCGTTCCCGAAGGCAGTACAATAACTCAAGCGTTTAACAAGTTGTACATCTTCCGCAAAGGACAGATTGCTATGGAGTGGGCTGGAAATATTTCTTCTCCTGCGTTTTCTCTTGTTGCTAACGGAACTTACGTTCAACCTACACCTATACCTATTACTGATCTTGATTTTTCAGGTGGCGTAGCAACAGCGACATCCGCAAGTACAAGCTCTCTTTTAGTGGGCGATATTCTTACCGTAACTGTTGCTGGTAGTTCAGGCTATAGCGTTGGAGAAACTGTACGGGTTAGGGCAATAACGGGTGTTACCACCTTTACTTTTGTTACAAACAAAGCTGACGATACCAACAAGAACGCTACCGTTGAAAAGGTTGGTTCTCTAGGGCTTGGGTTCAGCCATATGCCCGCTCCTGAGTTTGGCACGTACCACCAACGTAGATTAATAGTTCCGTATCAGTACGATATAACTGGGTCATCTGGGTCTGCTACAATTACCGATAGGAATATTGTAGATGAGGCTTTGTTTTCTGATATACTGGATTCAAATACTTACGACAGAATCTATGGACAGTTCAGATTTAACGCAGGTACTGCTGACCATATCGTAGGGTTTCATTCTTTTTCTGATGACAAACTGGTTGTCTTTAATCGCAATAGTATACATATTGTTGCTAATAGCCTAGACTTGGGAAGTTCTGTATCTCAGTTAATTACTAATGAGGTTGGATGTTTAGCTAGGGATAGCGTACAACAAGTAGGAAACAACATGATATTCCTATCCGATAACGGCGTGTACGGACTAGACTTCATGGATCTTTACAACCTAAGAGGGCAAGATGTTCCACTATCTTCGTCTATCGAGGGAACAATTAAGAGAATAAACAAGGCTTACGCTCATAACGCTAAGTCAGTTTACTTTGACAATAGGTACTACTTAGCAGTTCCATTAGACAGCAGTACTACTAACAACGCCTTAATTATTTACAATTTTATTAACAAACAGTGGGAGTCTATAGATTCTATTGATTCTCCTGATTGGGAGTACAGTGAGCTAACTGTTGCTGGTGAAGGAGATAACAGAGGCGTGTACGTAATTAACCGTAATGGTGGCGTACATCGGTACGAATCTAGAGTTGATGACAGGGATAGGTACATTGTGCAAGTGGGTGGTAGTATTTCTGCTAACCAAATTCAATCTTCTGCTCTTACCAGGATGTTTAATCTTAATTCTATTGATCGCAAAAAGTGGAACAACTTTGACATTCATCTGCAATCAAGTGAAAATAATGTTTCAGATGCAGACTTGCAGGCAATCACAGAAAATATTGATGGTATAATAGACCTAGGAAGTGTTAGTGATCTTAACGGATCGGACTTAGGTATTGATGAAGATGTCTCTCTTAGGGGCAGATTCGGAAATAAAAGAGCTTACGGATTACAGTTTAAATTAACAACAACTAAAGGAAGACCTAGGTTAAGGGCATTAAAAGTAGCAGGAGCTATGACATTTAAGAGTTTAAATAAAGCAGAATAATGGGAGTACTTACAACAGGAAATACCTTCAGCACAGGAGATCAGGTAACAGCGTCTAAACTTAACGCTGCTGTTAACTCTGCTACGCTTCAAGCCGCTGCTGTAGACAACACATCTACTCAGCTTTCTAGTGGAGCAATCATCGTTAAAGACTTAGGGATCACCCAAGATAAAATTGCTTCTGATGCAGTTGGAACTAACCAGCTAGCAAACGATGTAGTAGTAAACACAAGCGGAAGTATTACTACTACATCTGGTTTTACTGGAAATGTAACTGGAAACATTACGGGTAATGTTACTGGAGGAACTGGATCGTTTACTACGCTGGCAGCTTCTGGTGTTGTTTCTGTTGCTGATGGTTCAGAATCTGCTCCAGCTATTACCAACACGGGCGATACAAACACAGGGATTTATTTCCCTGCTGAGAACTCTGTTGCACTTACTGCTGGAGCGGGAGCTACCCTCACATCCACTAACACGGCAATAACAATAGGTGTTCCAACGAGCATTGTATCGACGGCACAAAGCGATCTTACTTTACAGGGAGGAGATGCCAATTCTAAAAATCTTATTTTCAAGAAAGCTTCCGCTCAACAAGGAAAGATTAGTGCTGTTGGGGATGAGCTAAAATTTTATGCTGGGACATCAGGTACTGAAAGCTTAGAAATTACAACTACAGGAGTGGTTGTACCTGGCACCATTTCGGTAACTGGACTAATTAAACAATCTGGAGATACTGGTTTTTTAGACATACAGGGAGGAGATACTGCGGGTGCAAACATTGAACTGTACGGAGCATCTCATGCCTCACATGCTAATGACGCATTTTATGATGCAGATAGTCATTCCTTTCGCCCCGCTAACGGATCGTCTACTAATGTTGTTATAAACTCCTCTGGCAACGTAGGCATTGGGACTGCAACCCCTGAACATTCTTTGTCTGTTTTTAAGGCCGCTAATGCTGCAAGAACAGAGATTGGCATAGACAACACGGATCAGCGTTTGGTTCTTGGTTCGTTTTATCAAAGCGGAGGTTTGCAATACGCGACGATTCAGTCTACAAACAACGCCGAAACAGGAGCACAAGCCTTAGCTCTACAGCCTGATGGTGGAAACGTAGGCATTGGCACTGCGTCGCCTTCCAAAAAACTTCAAATTTCAAGCGATGCCAATGCCCAAAGCACTGCCGCAATTCCAGGAATCAGGATTGAGAACACAGATACAACGGCATCAGACACTAATGTTTCGGGTGAAATTGAGTTCTTTTCAAAAGATGCGTCTGAGGCAGACAAGATTAGTGGGTTTATTAAGAACGTAGCAGAGGATGCTGGAACTAAATACGCCCTAACTTTTGGTGCTAAAGCCACTGGAGCTAATGCTGCTGAAGCGATGCGCATTAACAATGCTGGCAACGTCGGCATTGGTACGGTGTCTCCTGCAAAATTGCTCCATGTAAAAAGCTCTAACTCAGACACTGCTGAAACTTTAGCGCATTTTGGTAATGGGGACATTGATGGTGGATTAGAAATTAAAACAAATGGGAACGGAGGTTCTAGTTTAGATTGGGGATTTAATGCTGTAAATTCCAGAAATTTGGTTTTTGACACCAATCAAACTGAACGTATGCGCATTAGCTCCGCTGGAAATATTGGCATTGGAGATAATAACCCCTCTAAAGAATTAGTAGTAAAAAATATTAGTACTGCTGGAACTGAGTCGGTTATAAATATTATATCAGGGAACGCAGCAGTTGCAGGTTTATACCTGGGTGATTCAGATGATGATATAGTAGCGGGAATTGTTTATGACAACAGCGCAGATACACTTCAGCTTAGAAGCAGCAATAACCAAACAGCCGTTACTATAGACAGCTCAGAGAGGGTCGGCATTGGCACTCCGACTCCCTCTGCTCCACTGGAAGTAGCCTCTACAACAGGTGGTGTAATCATGCCACGTATGACTACCACGCAG